TCGTGTCATCTTCATATCAGCGCCTCCTCGGGCTGGCGCGCAGCTCGGGCGCTCCCCATGCGGCTTCCTCGTAACCCGGCAGCGCCATGATCGCGTGCGTCTGCAAGCTCTCCAGAAAGGCGTAAGCCTCGGACTTGTACCAGCCATCGTACTCGCACGCCTGGTAGTTGAAGCAGCGGATCGCCTTGAGGACCTGGACCATGTCGATCTCGTCGGGCCAGTTGGAGGAGTGGGCATAGACGAATGGCTCGTCTATCGGCCCAGGCATCCGCTCGGGCTTGCCCACGGTGTCCGGGTATCTCGCGTTGATGCTCTCGGCGTTGGCGTCCCATAGCATCTGGCCGGCCTTGCTCGCAGCGTCGCGATCGCCTGGCTTCAATTCGTGGGACACGTCATTGTGATACCAGCGCAAGCCGCTCGACGGGCCAAGCAGGCGACGGCTTTGTGCGGCGGTGATCAGGAACTTGATGTGGTCACGGTCAACCATGTAAGCGCTCATATTATTTTCCCCCTTCGTCTTTCTTGTCTCTCATGTTCATATCTTAACAGATGTATAGACACCTGTCAAGACCCAGGACAATAAAAATAATTGATCCAAGTCAACAGCGCTTTGGGCCATGCGCGGCGCAGCGGCTACGGTCCCTGCGGCCGATCGCGAGCGCAGCGGACAAACGCGCAGCCAGGTTTTTAATTCGGATGCTGATTTGAGCTTTTGATCGTTTTTGCTGTTACCCGTACAAAACTGTTACCCGTTCGGAGAAACCGAACGTGGCTACAAAATTCCTCATACATAATATAGTTCTGTTACACTGTTACACCTGTTACCCGTAGGTAGTATAAGAGTTAGCGCAACCCATACAAAAGCTCGGGACATAGGCCCGCGAGGGCGTCTCCCGAGCTTTCGTCCGATTTTTCGCTTTATATAGAGAAATAGGGGTAACAGGCGTAACAGGTGTAACATTGAGGAAAACTCATCACTATTTTTTTGAGCCTACGGGTAACAGACTTCCGGCCGCCTGCCTTGACCGGCCTCGCGCGTATAAGGTATAGTCTGCTCCATGAAAGCACTCCTCGACCTCACCGAGAAATATGGATAAGGCCGCGATCTACCGCGAGACGCGCAGCGTCTGCGGCAAGCTCGGCGGCCGGCCGCGGCGCTACGATCTGACTGGCTTTCGCATCGGCCAGTCGGTTATAATTCCCTGGCGCGTGGACTTCAACGGCGCTCGCCTTAAGAATCAGGACGCGCTGCACATCGCGGTGCGACGCGAGGGCGCGCGGCTTGGCCAGAAGTTCTCGCGCGTTGGCCGGCCGATCGGGATGCTGGTCACGAGGGTTGAATGAAACCAGGCGAGCTGGCGAAGTGGGCGCGCGAGACCGAGAGTCTGTTCATCAAGCTGATCCTTTTCCTGTCGACCTTGGCACTGCTTAAGGCGTGCCACGAGGCGGGTTGGCTGTGAGCACTCCTCTTGATCGCGTCCACGTCTACCCCGAGCGAGACATGGCTGAGCACGTCTTGACTGAGCAGTGCTGGTGCCAACCGACGACCAAGGCCGAGGGTCTTGGCTTCATCGTCCTGCATAACGCGCTCGATGGTCGCGCATCCCAAGACTCGACAGTGAGGCCGAACTCGTGAACAAGAAAAAGGAAGTGGGCTGCTCGCGCGGCCATGAAGCCAAGTGGATACGCTCGCCCAGTCGACGCTGCGGCTATCGACCGATGGGCGGCTACTTCGTCAAACCCTGTGGTGCGCTCAGGCGCGCGAAGCGCTCTTGACATTTCTGTGACCATCAGCTACGATCTGCGGGCGCAGTAGAGCAGCGGTCAGCTCGTCACGCTCATAACGTGAAGGTCACTGGTTCGAATCCAGTCTGCGCAACCATTTGTAAAGAATTGTAAAGGGGGATCAACATGGCGAGCACAAGCGCGAGCTTCAACAAGGGCGGCAAGGGCCTTAAGAAACAGGACGCGAACCTGCCGAGCTTGGCAGCCATGGCGGTCAACGACACGAAGACGATCACCGGCGCGAAGATGACCATGATGGCCGTGCGCAAGCTGTGCGCCTCGCGACAAGGCAAGCTCTTCACCTTCCGGCGCGCGAGTCGCCATCAGTACGTCATCACGCGCCTCAAGTAAACCGATCGCCGCGGGCAATGCTCGCATAACGCAAGACGTGTGGAGTGTACCATGGAAGAGAAAGACCTGAGCCCGGAGCAGCAGGCCGAGCTGAACAACCTGTTCACCTATCACAAGCCCTTCGGCAATCAGCCCGAGCGCTATGAGCAGATTCGCAGCGCCGCGAAGTCTCTGGCGCGCGTGATCCTCATCAGCACGCCGAAGTCGGCCGACCAGTCCGCGGCGATCCGCAAGCTGCGCGAGTGCGTCATGACCGCGAACGCCGCGATCGCGATCAATGAGCAGGAGCCGAAGTCTCCCTGCGCCGAGCAGGCGGCCGAGACGGTGCCGGCGTAAGATTGCTAAGGCTCTTCTCGACGAGCGCCTTAACATACCGGGCACGCCTCTGAGCTGCCAAGCGCAACAGCCCGGTTGACTGAGACGCATCAGTCAGCAAGCAGCAGGCCCGGACGGTGTTCTACCAAGAGCTACCGTCCGGGCCTCTTCTTTGCCCCGTTCGGATAATCCGAACAGTGTTGTTGAGTGTTATTAGGTGTTGACAGGAAGCCGGTTCCGTGCTATCCTTCCGGCATGTCTCTGCACGTCTCGTCTGCCAAGCATCAGCGCCTACGCGGCCGCCGGCTGCGGCTGATCCTTAAGGCCGCCCGCACGCTCGATGTGATCCTGTCGCATGTGTGTAACGGCGGCAGCCTGATCAGCCTGTGCGACACCTGGAACGTGCGCTACTCCGATGTCGTCGCCTGGATTCGGGCCGACAAGGCGCGCGAAGCAGCCTACGATCAGGCCATGCGCGACCGCTCGGAGTGGACTGACGAGATGATCTTAAGCGAAGTGCGCGCCGCCTGCCGCTTTGATATCCGGCGTTTGTACTTCCCCAAGGGCCATCTTCGTGCCGGCCATCTCATCCCCATCGAGGAGCTGGACGCCGAGACCGCGCGCATGATCCGCGAGGTCGACGAGGACGGCAAGGTCAAGGTCTACGACCGGCTCAAAGCGCTTGAGCTGGCCGGCAAGAACCGCAAGCTCTACACCGACAACGTGAACCATTCGGGCGAGGTCAAGCTCGAAGACGTATTGGCACGATCATACGAAGACCCGCCGCCGGCATCGCCCGCGGCTTCCCCCGAGGCTGCCGGCCCGCTCGCGTGAAAGTCAAGGGACTAAACGGGACGTTCGGGCTCGGCCTCGTCTACCACAAGGCGACGCACTCGCTGATGATTTCTTTCTGCGACTTCGGCCTGGTGATCTCATTCCCCGTCGTCGGTGCCTGCAAGACCGCCATGTGCGGCCACGGCCCGGATCAGCACGCAGCCACGCGCGAGTACGGCATGATCGAGTGGAGCTGCCACGGCGAGAACGGGACTTGCGGCTGTGAAAACTACGAGCCGGTCAGGAAAACATCATGACAATTTCGCACCGAGACGCAACGCAGGAGGCACCCAAAAATACGGGCGCTCCTCGTGAGATGGCTCATGGGCAACCAGATAGGACCCAGGCTGACGGATCGGTGCATATTTGCTTACCGCGGCGCTTGCAGTGCTCCTGCTGCGGAGGATCGTACAGCTCGCCGCGGCACATGAAGGGATCGTATCACAAGGCTTGCACCGGCTCGCCGGCGGGGCGCTTCGGCATGCCGGCGCTGCGCTACATCGACAAGAATGCGGGCACGGCCGAGCGTGCGGTTTAGCGATTACTTGGCCAAGCACAATCTCGCCATGCTGATCTTCACGCCAGACTTCGAGGTCGTGCTGTCGGCCGGCGAGATGGTCGACCAGTGCACGCTGCTTAAGGAGATGTTCTCCGGGCGCTGGCCGAGTACGGGGTAGGCCGTGAGCGCGATCGACGCCGCGGCGCAGCGCATCCGCTCCTGGCGATCCAACGTCGCGCAGTTCGCCTGGGATAATTTCAAGTTCAAGCCTGACCGCTGGCAGCAGGAATTCTTTGACGTGTTCCCAAGCCAGGACGCGAACAAGAAGCGCATCGCGCTGCAAGCCTGCGCCGGCCCGGGCAAGACCGCCGTGCTCGCGATTGGCGGGCTCAACGCGCTGAGCTGCTACGGCCGCAAGAATGAGCACCCCAAGGGCGCGGCCGTTTCGGTGACAGGCGACAACCTTAAGGATAATCTTTGGCCTGAGTTCGCGGTTTGGATGGATCGCTCCGAGTACCTTAAGAGCGCCTTCGTCTGGACCAAGAAGCGCATCCATTCAAGGCAGCATCCCGAGACGTGGTTCATCTCGGCGCGATCCTGGTCGAAGAGTGCGACGCCCGAGGAGCAGGGGCGCACGCTGTCGGGCCTGCACTCGCGTTTCGTGATCGTCTTGATCGACGAGTCGGGAGATATCCCGCCGTCGGTCCTGCGCTCGGCTGAGCAGTCGATGGGTAACGCTGAGTGGTGTAAGATCGTGCAGGCCGGCAACCCGACGAGCCACACCGGCATGCTCTATGAGGCGGCGACGAAGCTCGCCGACCAGTGGTATCCGATCTCGATTACCGGCGATCCCGACGACGCAAACCGATCGCCGCGCGTCGACATCGAGTGGGCGCGCCAGCAGATCAAGGAGCACGGCCGCGACAATCCCTGGGTCATGTCCTTTATCTTGGGCAAGTTCCCGCCGCAGTCGATCAACAGCCTGCTCGGTCCTGACGAGGTCGATCTCGCGATGGCGCGGCGCTTGAGTCCCGAGGCGTTCTCATGGTCGCAGAAGCGACTGGGCGTAGACTGCGCGCGCTTTGGCGATGACCGCACGGTGATCTACCCGCGGCAAGGTCTCTTCGTCGGCCAGCCCATCGAGATGCGCAACGCGCGCGGACATGAGATCGCAGCTCGCGTTGCGGCCGCGAAGATGAAGTGGGGAAGCGAGATGGAGTTCGTTGACGACACGGGCGGTTGGGGTGCCGGCACAGTCGATGCGCTGTCGCTTGCCAATATCACGGCCATGCCCATCAATTTCTCAGCGAAAGCGACGGACCCGCATTACTTCAACAAGCGCTCCGAGATGCACTGGATGCTTGCGCAGGCGGTCAAGGGCGGGCTATGGCTTCCCAGGCGGCCCGGTCTCAAAAAGGAATTGACGACACCGGTCTACTGGTTTGAGGGCGGCAAGATTCGCATCGAGGAAAAGGAGCAGATCAAGAAGCGCCTTAAGATGTCGCCGGATGAGGCCGACGCCTTGGCGCTGACCTATGCCTTTCCCGACATGCCCGGCGAGATGCAGGACGCGGCGTCCGTTGCCATGCGCGCGCTTGAAGGCAGGGGCAATAGCACGGTTGGGGGCGGCGTGCATGATCCCTACGCCGGTAATTAAACGATAGGCCGCTATCGCTTAATTGCCTCTGGCTTATTAAAGGATCGAGATACAATCCATTGAGTGTCATCTAGTAGGTGTTCGGATTTTTAACACTCTTGCGCTGTTGAGGATAGATCGCCATAATACTGACTCCTTATGTCAATCGAGATCATCAAGGCCGCGGCGCAGGACATGGAATGGCTCATGGGCCAGCTCCGCGAATTCGATAGCTTCTCGACGTATAAGCGCTCCCTGATGGAAGATGACGCCTACGCGCGTCTGGCCTTAAAAGAGATGGTTGACAAGCACGTCTGCTACATCGCTTACAGCGAGCAGGGCGAGCGGATGGGTTTCATCGCCGGCTTCGTCAGCCAGCATTCTTTCAATCCGCGCATCCGGGTTTTGACCGAAGCGTTCTGGTGGGTCGCGACCGCGTTCCGCGGCAGCCGAGCGGGCCTGATGCTTCTCGATAAATTTGAGGATCACGGCCGCAAGCATTTCGACTGGGTTGCTTTTTCTTTGGAGTCTCACTCGCCGGTTCGGCCGCAGACGCTGGAGCGCCGCGGCTTTGCGATGAAAGAGCAATCATTTCTCTTGGAGGTCTAATGGGTGCGATCAATATCCCGCCGCCGTCGCAGTGGTTTGACAAGCCTTTGGAAGAGGGCGTGAAGTACGCCGATCCGACCAATAAGTCAGGGCCTGACCTCGGGGCCGATCTAGGCAAGGCGTCCAAAGATGTCGGCCTGCCGCAAAACGATCCCGAGCTTGATGCGCAGAAGGCTGCCGATGAGGCGAAGAGACTTTTAGCCGAAGCCGCGGCGCGCCGCACAAACGATGCCAGCACCGCCGCCGCCAAAGAGGCCGGGACTCTCGCGCGTTCCAAGCAGAAAGCCCTGGCATCTTCCGCGCAAGGCCGGCGCTCGACGATCCTGACCGGCCCGCTCGGCCTGATCAGCGATGCCAGCACGGCGCGCAAGACAATCCTCGGAGCCTGAGCGTGATCGACTGCGGAAGCCTTAAGCTCTACATCTTGCCCGAGAGCGACAGCCATGTGCGGCTGCGCGTGGAGCAAGGCATGCCGCCCGGGCACTTACCTAAGCGTCTTGTCGACCTCGTCATCAAGAGGGGCGATCTCGCGTCTGAGATCGGAGCCCTCGGGATCAAAAGCTAATGGCCGCCACTTTCATGAAGTCGGAGAGCCAGCGCACGCGCTACGAACGCCTGCGCACGCAGCTTGAAAGTGAGCGCTCGCCGTTTCTCGGCGACTGGCGCGACATCAACGACAATATCCTCCCGGGCCGCGGCCGCTTCTATAGCGGAGACATCAACCGCCAGCGCTCGCGCAAGAAGATCATCGACTCGACTGGGACGATGGCGGCGCATACTTTGGGCGCAGGCTTCATGAGCGCGGTCACGTCGCCGGCGCGGGAATGGAAAGAGCTGACGATTCCTGACGATCCCGATCTGGCGAAGTGGGGCCCGGCTAAGATGTGGCTTTCGCGCGTGGCTGAGCGCATGTCGGAGATTCACCGTTCCTGTGGAGTCTACAAGACATTTCCGGTGATCTATACTGATTTCGGCGGCTTCGGCACCGGGGCCATGATCGTCGATGAGGACTTGACCGGCGGGCGCGTGATGCGCACGCATCCATTCGCGATCGGCAGCTACATGATCGCCAACGACGAGAACATGCGCGTCTCGGTTTTCATGCGCGTCTATCAGATGACCGTGCGTCAGGTCGTGGGCAAATTCGCGCAGCGCGACCATAACAACAATATCGACTGGTCAAACATGAGCGTCTTCGTTCAGACGGCTTGGAACCAGGGCAATTACGAGCAGATGGTCGAGGTCTGCCACGTCATCCATCCCAATGATGACTATAACCCGGCGCTTCTATTTGCCAAGTTCAAGAAATTCAAGAGCTGCTACTACGAGACCGGCAGCGTCAGCGGGTCCTCGCAGGGCAACTACAT